CTGATCGTTCGGTTGGTCGATGGAATGAAAACTCACCTTTCTTATTCGTTAGATAAAGAAAGAGAAATTTCATACTGTCGACTAGAGGGATATGTGAATCCCTCACCTCTAAATAGTAAGCAGGCTCAAAAGCTGCAAGACTGTTTAGAAATCGTGATTACCCTGTTGCGTCCGATTCTAACCCGCATGTTGGTTCAATGTAGTGACTTGTCACAACAGAAACCTCGTGCTCCGATTAGGTTCGACCGACTTGTCCGAAGTGCATCCCAGACCTGGCAGCGACTTTACTCTGTCTCCGATGATAACGATAGTGAGCAATCCTATTCAAAATATTTTTTGGATTCTCTACTCTCTAAAGTTGTTGGAAACATTGAAAAAGTCCCCCGTCCGTCTTGGATCTCTTCTAATGATAAGTTGTTTTTTGGTATCATCAATCGTTTCGTCTGTTCAAGACTTGTGCATCGTGACCGATCTCTTGTTTATTCCCTTCAAAAAGGAGCAAAGCAAGCTTGGCCAGGATTAGGTCCTTCTAAAAGGGCCCAGGCATTTCGTCAACATTCTGAACGATATTCGCGTGTGGAGAAAAATCCTTCTGATTCGTACAAAGCTACGCTTAGTCGAGTTGGTTTGGATATTGTCCTCAAGTATATGGAAAGTCGTTTGAAGGCTAGAGATAATATCTCAGGTCCCACAAAACTGACAGTCACAACAAGAGCTACAGCTGAGTTCACTCAACTGAATCTTGGACTCTCTGCCGGCGTTCCTCCCTTCAATCCTTCAAGGAGAAAAGGTAACGGCCTTAACACGAAAACGGGCCTTCTTACCCTTCTTGATGAATACTGCACTTGGAAGTCTGCTGTTGTTCAGCAGCACCAATGCTTTTTCTATGGATTAGGTGATAAATTTGAAGAAATCTCTACACTAGATCTTGATCAATACCAATCACGCAACCCTAACATGTACCGTGTGAGTGTTGGCTACATCTCACGCTTAAGCGAAGGAAATCATCCCTTCTCTTATTCCGGACCTGACGAAATCGCTAAAATTTTTGGTGATGATCGTCTAAAAAGGGCCGCCGGTACATTACATGTCGATTGGGAAAACGGTGTTCCTCATCTCTACAGTCGTATCCTCGCATTACCTGAACCTTCGAAGTTCCGTATGCTTGGAATTAACCGTGGAGCTCAGAACATCGCTCTCCAACCTGTACAAGGATTCTTTCTATCTGCTTGGAAAAATTGCCGTCATTCCTCTATGAGAGATGATGATGCTACTCCATTAGTAGAAAGATTGACTAAAGCTGTCTTCTCATCTGGTGATGATTCACGCGAGCACCTATTTGGGTACTTTCGTTATGCATCTGTTGATTACGAAGCTGCTACTGATCAATTGTCTTCTGATACAGTGTTATCGCTTTACTCTTCTTTAGAGAAGGCTCTCTCTGATCTGTCCCAGGATTTGTTCCATGATTACCGTGAGGTTCTCTATGGTCTCCGCATGACATTAGCATCAATGAGTGCCAATTACAATCTTTATCCTCGTGTCGAAAAACGAAAACTCGACAAGGAGGAACAGAAAGATAAGAAACTAGTACAAGAGAACACCCTGTTGGGTGATTTTGTCTCCCTTGGGATCGACAAAAGTCCTATGGGGCATCTTATGTCATTTTTCTCTCTCTGTGTCATTAATCTCTCTCTCCTCTTCCACACGATGGAAATCATGAAGGAAACTTTTTCTAAAGTTCCTAACGATTCACTAATTCATGTTGGTTGGGGTGATGAGAAGATTTATATGAGAAAAGATAATTACTTCTCTGTTTTGAAGCGATCAATCCATAATGCAGTTGTTAACGGTGATGACAAGCTCTTCTTAACAGATGAGTATTTTTTCCGCTTATGGCAGGATCAAGCTAATTCAATCGGCCTGATCCCCTCGCGAGGTAAGAATTATGTCTCCCGTGACTTCTGTATGATAAATTCACAAACATTCAATATTGTCAAGACGCATGACGGTCTCCGTGTGGTTCCATTTTCATATTTGAACCAACGCTTCCTCACTAGTACACCTGAGGAGGATCCGGATACACCTGATGCTTTGGTACAAGGTGTCAACCAAATGATTGGTCGTTCACCATGGCTTTCGCCTTGGATTCCGACTATCATGAAGCTCCATTTGAAATCAATTGGAATGCCTCAAGGTTTGATCCAAGTTGGGAATCGAAAATTCTTCCCTAACTGGTATCTTCCTCGGCATCTGGGTGGTTTTGGATTAACCATTCCCCCAGGCGTTGACCCTAAAATATCACTTGACCAGCGTCGCATGGCCTCTCATTTCCTATCAAATCCTTATTTAGCGTATTATGTATCTGTACGCGAAGGTAGAGGGATCTTCAAAACTGATAAGTTTTTAGATCAGACCTTTAAAACCTTCATTGGGGAGATGAAGATGGAACCAGCAGTCGACACTGTAAGGAACGATGGCTTGGAAGAAGTTAGTAGCCAATGGTCTGCTCTACTTCAATCGATGAATTATGCAATGTACCCTTCTGATTATCTTTCTTTGAAAAAATCAGGCGTTGTCTATGCACTAGTGCGCTCGAGTGGTTTTAGAAAATTAAAACCCATGACGGATGAAAAAATTGAGCTTTTACGCTCGGTCCGTTATGTTTCGCGTCCTACCATCGATCCACCCGAGTTACCTGTTAGACACATCCCTATTCTGAAAGGAATTCGTGATGAGCCGTACTCTGATAGAGGATCTGGAGTAATCCGGGTCCCTCAGTGGCCACGTAGTCTTCTCGATAAACTCGAAAATGTCCGTCGTATGAATGTTGCCCTTTCTCTCGAAGAGGAATCTGAAAATATTGGTCCTGATGAGATCGCAATGGCTGATCTTTGGATGACCCAATACATGGCTGCTTCGATGCAGTCCGATTTTCCGTATTTGTACTACCCGAAAAAATCACCAGGATGGCGACTGAACCAATTTGCAGGTTCTGTTCTCTATCCTATGATGAAAAATCTAGGTCAAACACTGAAATTTCAGTCCTTGAAAGAAGAAGAAGGGGAAGATGTGATGGTGTAAAAAATATCCGGTATGCCGGCATGGGGTCTTGATATTAATCTCCCAAATCCCACTTTAATGTGGAGCTAAGGAACGGTGTGTTCTAGAATGCCTAGAGACTGCACGGGAGACGAATAGATTACTCTTATCGTTATCTCGATGTACAGTCCCTGGAATCACAGGAATCCCATACTTGATTTTATATCAAAACCTTGAAATTATTCTCCACATCTCAATGCAGAAGAAGTTTCACATGCTCACTGACAATCGTCAGAAGCACCATGCCCACCGGATCTCCACGTCTAAGAAAATTGATGTGAGAGTTCCCGAACTCATCGAAGAGAAAGGACATAGTCCTGTCATCTCCCGCGCTATTAAAAGTGTGGTTGATGCTCTCTCGATGGGATTCCTTTTGGAAAAGAAAGGAAATCATAAGACACTTGATCTCCCTATGAACTCAATTGGACCACTCCCATTCAATCTTTCTATGAAACCTGTCTCGGCAATTAAGACAGTGAAAGGTACATTCCAATCTACTCGCCTAAAGTCACGTACATATCCATCAAAGGATGTTATCGTGCTTAATGGTTGGTCAGAATACAAAGTGATTTCTAACTCAAGTCACAGCAATTGTCTCAGTAAAGACGACGGTACTACTGTTGTCCGAGGCTTTTGGATTGAACCTAGTCTATTGCCAATGGCTGCGATCTACAATAGCTTGCATGAAGAGAATCAAATCGAAGAGATGATTCTTTCTTATGTTCCAGCTCGTGGATCTACCAAGACTGGTATCTTGACTGTGGTTCACATGCCCGATCCCGCTGCC